GTTTCCCAGTCACGATCTCTAGGCCTATATGTCTAGTACCTCATTGTCCTAAATACTTAACTCGACATCTCTTACCTCATCAAGAACGTATAGCTAAACAAATACTCTCTACATCAGCTAACTATATCTATTGGCAAGGTGGAGTAGGTTCAGCTAAAACTATGCTATATGCAGCTCTTTCTGCTGCATATCTCATTATGATACCAGAAAGCAAAGCTATACTCTTTCGTAAAGATTTAGGTCTTAACTATGCTACTTTATGGGGGTACTTCAAAGCATCTATCAAAGCTGCATTTGAGCAAAATATCATTCAAGGTTCCTTTGAACACTGTCTATCTCGTAAAACACAAGGTGATTATTCCTTTATAACTCTACCTAATGGTTCTGAAGCTAGAGCAGGACAAACTAAGAACTGGTCTGAGTTCATGGGACCTACATACGATCTTATCGTAGTATCTGATGCTATGGAGAACAACAACTTTGGAGAAATCTTCCATGGCTCAGGTGTAGTAGGTGGTTTACAATCTAGACTCCGTGGTCAAGTATCTACATTCTTTACTTTACCTAACGGAGAAATCAAAGACTTTCGTCGATTTCTTATAGAATCTAACCCTCCACCTAATATCAATGAACTCCATAAAATCTTTGGTCGAGAACCTGGAGAACGTACATTTCCTAACTCTGACATCAAATACCTTCACATCCAATCCTCAACAATACAAAATGACCACAATCCTTCTACATACATTCAAGAAATCTCCTCTCAACACTCTTCTAAATCAGACATCCAACGTATCTTAGAAGGTAAAACTATACCTTTCTATGGAGGAATACGTGTATATGAATCTTTCTATCCAGAAATCCATGTAAACTCATTTGAATATAACTCTGAACTCTCTCTACTCATAGGTATAGATACAGGCATACAACATCCAGCAGCTTGTATAGCTCAAATACGTCAATGTGACTATGGTCAAGATCACTTCATAACTCTCTCTGAAGTATCTAATCTCTATGACACTACTATATGGGAGTTCATGCTTAGTAATCAACGTGACCTTCTAGGACTCCTTCCTCATCTAGGACTTTTCTATCCTCAACACTTCGACTTCACTCATTACTCTCAAATCCGTGACTCAATGAATCCCGAACATTTCGATTCTGAGACTCTTTCTCAACATTTCTCTAAAATTCTCTTCTCTATAGACAAATCAGGAAATAAACGTCAAGCATCAAACAAAGATAAACTCTCAGATCGTCAAATCTTATATCTAGACTTTGGTATACAAACTAGCGCACTTACTAATATAGGTCTAGAAAAATCCTTAGAACGAGTCCGTAATCATCTAAGCAAAATCTGCCTCTGTAAAGTACCTGTACTTTTATTCTCTCAAAACTGTGAACTCCTTATAGACGCATATTCAGGAGGATACAGATTCAATAAACGTAAAGATGGTTCTCATGATGCAGAACCTGCTTCAGATCATGTATATGAAGACATCTCTGACGCTCATCGTTATGCTTTAGAGAATTTCTTTTTTAATAAAACTCTACCTTCTAAAAAGACATCTCGTCCTTATATCTTACAAAATCATCCTTGGGAATGGATGGAGAAGGGGATAAATTAAACACTGCAAGACGAATAATGCAAGCTTTACACACCGTAACTCCTTATAAATCAATGCTCATGCCTGGAGTCTAGCTGAAATCTTCTCCTACCTCTTGACATACCTCTCACACTGCCCTATCGTTACCTCATACTCTCTATTTCTCACGAGGTAACCATGCCTAGAACGTCATTAGATAAATCCTCTACTCAATGGCTCATAGACCTATTCTATGGCTCTCTAGAATCGGTACGCTCTAGACGTATCTCCATAGAATACGAGTGGTTACTCGATTACAAAGCATGGCAAGGTTGGCCTTCTCAATCATATACTCTCCCCTTACCTGATGGAGCTATCCATTACTTCATTCCTCACGCTAGACGCGTTATAGAACGTAACGTTGCTAGAGCAACAAAACTCCTCATGCCTCAAACTGAGTGGTTTCAAGTCTTACCTAACGATCTCATCTCGTACGATCATGCTGAGTCCGTACAATCAGTATATAAATACTTCTATGAGAAAAAGATCAAAACTAAACGTCTTATCTCCTCTCTAACTCGTTGTCTCTATCTCTACGACTTCGCTATAGTATCTACATCTGTCAAAATAGAACGAGACTCTGTATGGCCTTATCATCGTGACGTAGACCCATTCAACTTCTACATATTCCCTGACACAGCATCTACTCTTGAAGAAGCTCAGTTTCTCTTTGAAGATCGTATCATACCTTTACAAGTATACAACTCTCTCGTAAACCGTGAAAACAAAGAACAATCTTACTATCTTGAACTCAATGCTTCAGACTTACGTACTCCTGTATGGCCTTATCACCTCGTAGAACGCATTGCATATAGAGGACTTTCTATACCTTCAGACTTTTCTCAAGGTACAGGAAACACTCGACAACTTCGTCAATATGAAATAAACGAAGCTTATGAACGTACTAAAAACAATCTCTCTGCTCAAAATAAATCATTCGTTCACTTAACAAAACTCTACTTCCGTATCGCTTCTACATGGTATCTAGCAGAGATATGCAATAATCTTATCGAACCTAAAGTAGTACGTCTTGATGAAGTAGAAAATGTACCTATGTATCGTTGGGCTAGTGCTAGAGTATTACCTGGAGAACTCTATCTCAACTCTCCTATGGGAGATGTTAGAACTCTACAAACATTAACAAATGCAGCTATATCTCAAACTGAAGCAGTACGGCAAGTAGTAGCTGAACCTCCAGTAGCTATGGATATGACAGCAGCGGGAAGATTAGATAGTTATACATTTGAAAACCGTCGTATCTGGCGTACTCCAGGTAATCCTAAAGACCTCATGATGCAGTTAGATATCAAAGACACTACAGATATAGGTCTTAAAACATGGCAAGTATATCTCGCTCAAATAAACTCTTTAGCAGGTTCAGGCAGTATAGCTGAAGGTCAACCTGGACGTAATATGCCTAGAGCAGGCTTTGCTGTAGATTCACTCATAAACCTTGCTATGACAGACTTAGAAGATGTAGCTAATACTATAGAACAAGAACTTCTTACTCCTATGCTTGCAGATGCGTACCATATCTTCCAAGAATACGTACCTAGATCACAAATAATCAAAATCCCTGGTAAAGCTAGAGAAATGATTCAATCATACTCTCCAGAAGACTTATACGGAGATTATACTTTCTCTTGGATAGGTTCTTTAGGTTTCCAAGACATCGCTACTCGTGCAGATAAATTCTTTCAACTTTTACAACTCTTAGCTAATCCTCAACTCTCAGAACTCTTAGCTCAACAAGGTGTAAGAGTAGACTTAGCTACTCTAATCAAGTTTATCTACACTCTAGGCATAGGAGAACGAGGACTTTCTAACATCATCATCCCTATACCTCAAGAAGAACTCGAACAAAGAGCTGAGAGCATTGCTAAACAAGATCAAATTCAAGAACTCATGCTTAGTAAGCAAATAGAATCAATAGACTCAAAGAACTCTTCACAAGTTCTTACTGCTCAAGCAGCTATGACTAAAGCTAGAGGAGATATAGATACAAAACTTAAAGACTTAGACTGCAAAAGAGATCGAGAAACTCCTTTCAATATCTAATTCAGATAATGGAGAATACAGTGAAAGCTATGAAGAATAAAGGTATGTCTTCTAGAGAGAAAGACTCTGTAGGCACTGGTGAGTATGGGATGAAAGAAAAGAAACTAAAAGCTAAGACAGACATGAATAAAGGTAAAGGAAAGCAATCTAAAGGCTCTATGAAAGAGATGGCTAAAGGTAAAACAAAGAAGGCAATGAAAGAGAAAACGAATAGAGAGTTTTAAGCATACATATAGGTATGAATAAAGGTAAGGATAAATAATCTAGTCTATCAGTTCATATCAACACTAAACGTAAAGGATCACTCTAATGTCTGTCGCTTCTTCTCTAACTGTATACAGAGCACCAGGAAATAATACTGGTGTAGGTCAAGTAGTTGTTCAAGCAGATGAAAATGGTTTAGCTGTATCTTCTCCTGGCTCATTACAAGCTAATTCTAATATCATTCCTGAGTTTGTAGAGATTCCTGTTACTCTTGTAGCTACTACAGTCACAGCAAGTGTATGGATGGCTACTAATGGTAGATGGAATGTAGCAAGTATTACATGCTACTTTCAAACAGGTTCTACTTCAGGTACTCTTAATCTCTCTGCTGATTCAGGTACTCAAGCACCTGGAGCAGGTACTGCTATCCTTTCAGCTAATATCTCTTTAGCAGCAGCAGCTCAGCAAACTGTCCTTAACGGAACTCTGGCTTCTCCTAATCCTGTACTTGGACCTGGAGATCGTTTAGCTATTGAAATCGGTGGTACTATGACTTCTCTAGCTAACGGTATCGCTGTTATTCGTATGCGTAGACTTCCTTAATCTCTATAACATAATCTCTTTATACTCTTAGATAAGGTTTTATTATGGCAGAAGAAACTCAAACTACACAGTCTAATCCTAACATAGACTCAGCTCATCTTGAGGAACTTATCAAGCAATCTGTATCTAGTTCTTTCAAAGAACTAGAAGAGACTCAAAGAGAGACTCAAAGAGAGACTCAAAGAACCTCTACTTCTCAAAATGAGACTCGTCAAACTGAGTCTACAGACCCTTGGGCAGATATTGTTAATCCTCTAGTCGAACCTAGACTAGCTCAAATGCAACTACAAACTCAAGCAGCACAAGATAAGATAGATTTCTACTCTTCTGATGCTTGGCTTACAGAACTAGATGAACATTTAACATCTGACGATACTAAAACTGAGAAAGCTGAGTTCCGTAAAGAGATAGAGAAAACCTTTTCTAACCTCATGCAGAAAGGTTCTCCTCTACCTCGTGAAGATATTGCTAAATATCTTCTAGGTCAGAAGCTTATTAAGTCTGGAACTAAACATTACGAGAGCAAAAACAAAAAAGCTCAAGCTCGTAGAGATGCAGAACTTCAACATGCTCAAAGAGCTGTAGAGTTTCAATCTGGAATCCCTACATCTGTACAGCCTCAGAAACTATACGATATGACCTTTGATGACATCGCTAAAGAATATGGAACAGTTCAGTTCTAAATAGAAGTAAGTGTTTATTGCTGTACGTAGACTTCAACACTGTATCTAAGGACTCTCACAATGGCTGACGTTATCAATAATTTCTCTCTTCTTCAAAACGATGCTCCTAATGTAATGATTACTAAACGCATGTATGAACTTGCAGAACGTAATCTCGGAGTTGCACAGTTCGCTAAAGAGTACACCCTAGACAACTACATGTCTAAAACTATGCGAATTGTCCGTTATAATCGTTTTGCTATTCCTACTACTCAACTTGTAGAAGGTGTACCACCTGATTCTGTAGGGCTGAGTTTCACTCATGTAGACGTAACTACAGAGCAATGGGGTATTGTAGCTTTGCTACCTGATGTAGCTATGCTTACAATCACTCATCCTATCTTGCAAATCGCTATGGAACGTTGTGCTTTAGCGATTACAGAACTCGTAGAACGTCAAACATGCGTTACATTACTACGTACTGGAACTTCAGTTATATACGGAAACGCTGGAGTGACTTCTAGAGCTAATATCGTTAATACTGGTACTCCTAAGACTGATCGTCTCACCACAGCTACGGTACTCAATGCTACCGTACAACTTCGTGCTCAAGGAGCACCTAGTTATGATGGTTCTTTATATGGAGTAGCTATTCAACCTCAGCAAGAAGGTGATATGCTGAGTTCGGATACTGTATTCCAGAACTCTTCTAACTTTGCTAGAGTACGTAAACTTGAGAATGCAGAAATCGGTATCTATATGGGTGGGCATTATGTACGTGGTAACTTTATGCCCATTATTAAAGGTGTAGCTGCACCTGATGGTTCTGCTGCTAGTGCTGAGAAAGCTCAATTCGTAGCTAATACATCTGGTGGCACTCTAGCTACTGGAAACTTTCAAGTTGTAGTCATTGCCAGAGACATCTCGTCTGACTATGAACGTAAAGTTTCTCAGAACTCTGCTAATATCGCTATTACTGGTCCTTATGATCGTGACTGGGAAAC